GCTTTTGTAGATGAAATATTAACATTTGAAGATACAAAAATAATTACTGAATTTGGTGATGAAGTTATGATGTCATGGGAATCAGCAATAATGCAAAAATGTGCAGAATTTATTTGTCATAACAATGGAGATGTTTTAGAGATAGGATTTGGTATGGGTATATGTTCTGATTACATACAATCACAAGGTGTAAATTCACACACTATAATAGAAATACATCCACAAATTATAGAAAGACTAAATGCTTGGGCATCAGATAAATCTAATGTTACTGTTATTGAAGGTGATTGGAATAATGTTAGTGGGCTATCAACTTATGATGGAATTTTTATTGATACTTATGGAGATGATAGTTGGGCTAACTTTAAAGACTTTGCATTAGCTAAGGCTAAATTAGGTTCAAAAATAACTTATTGGAACAACTTTATTGACAATAGAAATGAGCATAATTTTGATTCTGTTACTTTTGAAAATATATCTGTAACACCTGATGCAAATGAATATTTTAATAATAATGTTTATAATATGCCAAAGGTAGAATTATAATGCCTACTATTACAACGCATACAGATGATGGCTATATTTTTAAAAATAATAGTAATTGGTCAACAGCACGAGATGCAACATCAGGAACAGCTAATCTTACACAAACAAGGATTTTTTTTGGAACTCAAGCAAGTAAATTTGCTACAAGAGGTGGAGGCTCAAGTTTTAGAGTTTATAGAAGTTTTTTTAAATTTGACACATCAGCAGTAACATCTACTGTAGCAAGTGCTACATTTAAAGTAAGAGGGTATCAACAAACAGGTGGTGATGTTATTTTAGTTAAATGCCCAGATGACTTTGGGTTTGCAGGAGCAGATTTTGATAATATAACAGGGTGGACTACAGGAAGTTCTAATGGTAGTGGTGCAG